GATCCAAGGATCATCTGGTGCTTTTCTGAAGAAGCCCGCTTTACAATCAAATCTACTGATAGCAAGCATATGAATTAAACTTACTAAGGTATGATTATAAAATGTACCATCTACTTGATTAAACTCTTGTCTATGATATATTACATTCGTAGTCTGTGGGATCATTAACGCTAACATTCCGCCGGGGCTTAATAAATTGTAAAAATTTTGTAATGTTTTAAGTGGGTTGATTGCATATTGAAATACATCATGACACCATACTACATCATATTGTTTATCTAGATCTTTATAAGTCATGTGATCCATTATCCAATCATCTTCCATGTTAAACTTACTATAAGTAATCTTTTCTTGTGGCGTGTAATAATCTGGTAGTACTAACGATGGGAATAAATCGATACCGGTGCATTTAATGTTTAATAGCTCGGGCATCTCAGTATCTCGAGTTGTTCTACTTGCCCACCATTCTAAATCTAATCCTGGACCACAACCTACGTCGAGAACATTTCCAATAGACAACATAAAATCATCATATTGTAGTAATGCATTCAAAGTTTTTAATGCATGTGTGTGACTTTCTTCTGCTGTATTAAATTGTATCGGATCTGTTATGTTCAAACTTGTATGTCCTCCATGCCTGCTGTGCGAAGTTTTGTAATATGACCTAGTTGCCATTGCTTATTATCAAGTGCTTTAATAATACCTAAGTACTTATTACGCAACAATGCTACCTCATTAATAAGTATCTCAAAATCAATTACTTCATCTTCTGCGTATGCATATTTTTCAGCATCTCTACTTGTTAACGCCTTAGCATATCCTTCGAGATATTTTTTATAATGCTTCTGCTTTATTTTACGGAGTTCAATATTCAAGTAGTTTAATACCGCTTCAATTTCCTGTAGTTGATTGAAACGTTGTTCTGTAATACCAGGCAGTTGCTTGATATTAGTTTCAATTAAACCACCGACCCTGCACTCTTTCTTAGCATCACTTAATTCGTTCTCATACTCATCAATAAATCTTGGGAGAAGTTGTATATTTTTAGTAACCTGCCCATAGCGTATCATTTAACTACCTATTAGTTATATTCTGTATTAAAATCATCGTCATCGTCATCGTCATCGTCGTCATCTTCTTCGAGTTCGGTATATTCCATTAATGCGGTTTTTATCTCATCATCAATTGCATACTCGGCGATGTCATCTGCATTAGCACCATGTTCTATTAGTACTCTAACAAAATCCTCAGCGGCAACATCTGAATCACTACCAGTGAAGTGATTTCTAAGTTCTTTCCAAACTTGTAAATGTAATTCTATATCCAATTTATTTCTCCTTATGCTATATATATCATAACAAAGTATATTTTATTTTATTCTTCGACGGGATCTTCATTTTCAAGCAATTCAGGATCAATTTCTGTACCGGCATCATTGTCAAGCAATACATCACTAACATCACCTAATGCAATTTCATTCATTACTGTGTCCAAACAACCTTCATCGTTCTTTTCCCATGCCTTGCGGAATTTAGTGATTTCAGTTCCATCAAGTGTAATGTATTTGTATCGGTTGCCAACTTTCTCAACTAACTCACGACCTTCCATGATATCAAATAAGCCACTGTACGGCATTATACCACCTTCATACGGCACTTTTATTTGAACACTTTCAAAAGGTTTGCTGTAGCGTGTCTTCATTACTTTACAACCGGCACGGATACCTTTAACTTGTGTTATCTTATTACCATCTTTGTCTTCTTTAAGTTTCATTTTCTTAATAGCGACTACAATAGACGATGCATAGATAAAGCCATTACCGCCGGATATCTTATCATCAGGATCAAACATATCTTGTGAGGCGTATGTGTGGTTGGTTGCTATTAAACCTACGTTATGAGCACCAAACATGTTTACACTATTCCGAACTAATGCTGTAAGTGCTTTAGGCTTACGACCTAAGTCACCCTTCATATCACCAGCTTCAAATTGTTTAACGTCTGTTGGGGTTAAAAGCATACCAAGCGAGTCAACTACAAACAATACCTTAGGACGATCCTCTTCTGGGGTTGCTTTGTAGTCTTTCATGAATGTACTAATAGTTAAAGCAACATCGTCAACCATTGCCATTGATAATTTTAACAGCTTGGATTCATCTGTGTCAACATCAAGTGCTTGTAACCAGGTTTCATCAAGTGCGTTCTCGCTGTCAATTAAAACTACGTAGATACCTTGATCTTGTGCATGTTTAACCACGTTGCCTGATGCTATTAAACTTTTACCACTGCCGGACTCACCAGCAAGTACAGTAACACGGCCTAACGGAATGCCTTTAAAAAAGTCTCCGCTTATTAGATAGTTTAATGCATAGTTGCCTGTTGAAATCCAATCTGTTGGATCATTGAAACCAGTTGATAGACCATCAATTGATTTTGTTATACTTTTTCTAAATTTGCTTATGTCAAATGGTTTTCCCATAATGTAACTCCTATTAGTAATAGCCCATTAAATGAGCAATTTTTGTATGCGAATCAATGATACGTTTATCTCTAATACTATCAATCTCCCGCATTGCAGTTATAAATTCCGTATTATTGTTATTATAACCTGCGTGTTTTATATAATTTATTAAATCATGTACTTTATACTTTATTAAACGATTGTCTGATATAGACAATAAACTTTTAATTACTTCCTCTTGTGCAGGTTGAGTTAATTGCGCAAGCTGTAAATATTTTGGGTTCGTTATCTTAGCGAAATGTATATCTGATATACCTGTTGTCTCATACCATTGCAATACGTCTGGAAGATTTAATATATTTAATATATGATGTGTTACCATAATACTAAACGTATAATGCGGTTCACTCTTATCCATTATTGCTGTTATATTATTGGTTACTGTTTCCCATGTACTGCCATATCTTTCCGATTCGAACTTATTACCTATATTATCTATACTAAATGCAATATTAACTTCTTTAAAGTGATTCCATCTTTCAAAGAAGCATTCAGGAAATATACTTCCATTGGTATTATAATGTATTTTTATGTTTTTTGCAAACCCTTTGGTAATTAAGTAATCAAGAAACTTAAACTGATGATGTACTAAGAAGGGTTCGCCGCCGAATATATCTAAATATCGTAAACTTGGTGCAACTTTTTCTAAATTTTGCCAGACGCTCTCATCCTCAAACCATCTACCCATCTTGTTTATCTGTTTAAGTCTCTTATACTCAAATGAATCTTTACTGTATTTGCTTAATTCCTCATGTGCAATACGAGAGCTATACTCTGAACTACACATAACACATTTAAAATTACATTTGTTACCTACATTTATATCCAATGAAACAATCTCAGCAGACTTATTCTCAATTATGTTCTTTATATTTAAGTTCCGATCACTTATTAATTCTGTTCTGTGGCGTTGTCTAGTAGAGGTTAAATCATTATTTTCATTGTCCCAACATATATGGCAATCCGTAGGTTTTATGCCTTTTAAGAATTGTCTCCTGATTTCAATTAATTGATCACTATAGTAAATTTCACGAACAGTATTCTTTGATATGTTAAGTTCTATGCTATTATTACTAATATGAGATCCAAAAACACAACATGGTTGAATGGTGCCTGTGGTACCAATAACCAGATTATTCCATGGTAACGGACAAAGTGTTTTTAATGTGTTAATATCCATTGCTAAATATACTTCTCTTATAATCTCCACTGCGAAAATGATCGTAATTAAATTCTATTGTTTCTCTTTCAATTTCGTAAAGATTGTGCCTATTAATTTCTGACAGATTCTGAAACTTAGATAACATAGTTAATAGCATTATTAGTCGAAAAACCGGATTAGGTTCATCATCAAATGCATAATCAAAAATTTTATCGTACTTTTTAAAACCAAGGTATTGATTAACATGTTTATGCCATAACTCAGGACCATAGGTTACAAATAACCCTTTAGTAATAACACTATATAGAAATTTTTCAGTTACAAATGGATAATGGCTGGTTGCTTGCGTTTCACTAACTACATGAACAAAAGAACTTAATAATATTGACTCTAAGTTTAATATATTGTCACTATGAACTAACTTCTTATAATTAAAATGATTTGTTTCATTATTAAAGTTAGATTCAGCGTTGAAAAAATAATTTATATACGCTTTGTTGCTGGTATAATACCGGAGATTACCAACAATAGTATCATTGCTATACTTAAATAGTTTACTACACGTATTCTTATCGTAATATCCAAAGTTCTGAAGTGCCGCAACAAGAAATTGTCGACTAACATGCTCACTACCATTGAAACTACATATAAAATTTTTAAATGTTCTTGATATTGTTAAATCTGGATTATTAAAAACATTAAAAAATCTACATATATTCTGACTTGTCTGTAATACAGGGTATATTTCTTTTAGTTCACTACTTATTACCGAGTCTTCCCATGTGATCGAATCGATATTATAATTAGTAGTTAAACTTGATAGTAATCTGTTGTTTAGATTACTATCAAATCCTCCTAAATGATCTATTACATTAACCGACGTTCCGTCTATCCTAAAATTAGCATTAATAACGTTATTATAGTCAGGAACATCTATTAAAATAGTCAATTATTTTTGACGGGAACGAATCATTGCTAAAATGTCTTTAGCTTTTTTATCACCAGCTGATTCATCTTCTTCAACTTCTTCAACTACTTTAGATGCTTCTTTCACTTGCTTTTCAGCTGTGGTTACATCTTCTTCAAGTGTAGTTTTTTCTGCTTTAGTTTCGGACTTTGGCTCTACTTTAGGCTTAGGTTTTGATTCTGCTGTATCGTCGGATTTAGCTTTGTCATCAATCTTACTAACACCATATGGTGTATAAAATTTACCCCACTTCTCAATATCGTAAGCTTCACCTTCAACACTTGC